TGAGATGCTCACTAATCAGGTAGGTAAACATAATGGTTTTCCCTGCTCCTGTTGGTGCACATAGGATTGTCCTTTTGTGCTTCCCAAGAGTAGTCCTCAAGGATTTGATAATGTCGTTTTGGTATGGGCGAAGCTTAATCATTGTAGTATGTGTTTGTTGTTAGTAACCTCTTTCGATGATTGTATTAGCTTGTTTGCTTCTGTTGTCTTGCCAAGCAATGAGTCCGTTAAGTCGTTCAATGTCTTGTTTAAGGTTTGGTATCTCTTCAATAGCTCTAATGTTATCTTGTATTGTTTTGCTACCTTTTTGAACTCTTTCTTGGAGGTGTTCAATTTCAGCTTCGTCTCGTGTGATTTGAGCTTCAAGCTCTCGTGATTCATTCTCGATGTCTTCAGCCTCTCTTCGTATGTCTTCAATTTCGCCTCTTCGTCTTTCAATCTCAAAGAAGCTTTCTTCAATAGTTCTTGTGTCATTGTTCATTGTTTAAGTATTTAATTGCATTTTCTAATTTAGTTACACTATCTGTAAAGTGTCCTAAGCCTAAGTTACAACCTGAACACAAAACACCTCTGACTTCTCCTGTATCGTGGCAATGGTCTATAACTTGTGCAGTATTAGTCCTTACGTGTTGCTTAGACTTAGTTAATTTTACGTTACAGACCTCACAATTTTTAACAGCCATTAACTCATAAGCTCTCTCTAGACTTACCTTATAGCTTTGCTTTATATTAGAAGCCCTCATTTTTTCAGGGTACTTCTTTCTATATTCACGTTCCTTGAGCCTACAGCAAGCCTTGCAATAGCTTCTAGGTTTATTATATCTCCTGTCTACTCCAAACTCGCTGAGGTCTAGGGTTTCTTTACATTTACCACACTCTTTCATATATCTTCTCCTTCTAGGTATTTCTGTAACGCTGCTAAGGAGCGCCAACAAACTTTGGTTAAGTGAGCTATTCCGTCTGTGTCTATAGGATTTTGTGAGTGGTCAATTAAATGTCTTGTGAGTGCATCTAATTCATCTCCACTTTTTGCTCTATCCCAAAATAACTTCTCTCCGTTTTTGTGTTGGTCGTTCCCTGCTTGGGAGCATTGTGATACAGCCTTGAGTGCATCGGGAAAGTATTTTAGTACTCCTGTGAAGACAGGCATTCCTTTACGTTCTTTTGATGTCATAGTCTTTTGGTATTTGGATTTCATATCCGATTGAACTTTCTAGTATTGAAATTATCTCTTGTGTGATTCCTCTTCGTTTCATTGAGGCTGATATCTTTATGGCTTCGTAAAGCTCATCTGACATCTTTATTGTTTTAGTTTTAGCCATTGGTTTATTTGAATGATATTGTTGTTACGTATGTTACATTGGTTGTTGGGTCAGTTACTATCTGAGTAAAAGAATAACCTCCTGTGAATTGCTCTTTTTGAAGCCTGTAGGTAATTCCGTCAACAGATAGCACCTCAAGAAATAAACCCTCTTTTAATACAGATACATTGTTTTCAGGGTTATCAATTATGCTTTGTATGTCAAAAGTCATATTTGGTATTGACTTCATCTTAAAGTTCACATCTAATATTCCGGCTTCATAAGATACTTTGCCTTTCATTTTTGTTCCGTTTCCATTTACTCCTATATTTGTGAGCTTGTATTCTCCTGATGGAATCACTTGAGCATTCATTCCAAATGCAAATCCTATCAGTATTATTAATAATATCTTTTTCATAATTTCTTTAATTTTTATTGTTAATATTGTCAGTTTGTGTAGGAATGTAGGCTCAGAATATATACCCCAAGCCTTGTTCCTTTTTTTAGAAGCTTTTCTCATTACTTAGATTTCTTGAGTATCGCTGCTAGGTATAATAAAATAATACCTATGAATCCAAAAAAGAATCCAATCACGAATCCGTATCTCAGATTCCCTACTTTTGCTATCTCTCTTCCCCATACACCAAATGCGATAGGAATTAACATTACAAATATAAATAGTACTACAAATAATAAATACATAATTTTTGGTTTTAAATTAAGGGGAGTGTTACCTCCCCAATTAGATTAGTTGTTCTTAGAATGGTAAGTCATCCGATTCATCTTCTTTTACTTCTGTTCCTGTCAACTCTAGTCCTCCGATGTCTTCAGCCTCCTCTGCTTTGAATATCTTCCAAGCTCCTAGAGAAGTGAAATACTTTCCTTTCCATTCGTTAGTCTTCACGTTGAAGTCAACATCTACGTTCTGACCTACTCTATTGAACTTTGTGAATTGCTCAACCTTCTCATCTCCGAATACTTCAAAGCAATATAGATTGTTGTACTCTTCTGTAGTTTCTAGTAGGAAGGATAGCTTCTGCCATTCTTTTCCTGCTGCTGATGTTCCACTTGTTGTCTCGTTGATTTTTGTGATTTTTCCTGTAACCTTCATTTGATTTTAGTTTTAAAATTAGTGTATTAAATTGACTAGATTATCTAAGCCAATCTTTCTTATTATTTCACTCTCATATTCAAGAGCTTCTTTCTTGGAGTTTAATTCTCTGAGGATTGTTATTTTTACGTTATCCTCATCAAAATACTTTCTCCACTCTGATGTCCTATTTTTGCCTTTAAAAAGATATGGTCTTATGTTGTTTCCTGCTCCGATATATGTATCTCCTAAATCATTGCTATGTATATACACAACGTAGTGAGTTATCAATGCATCTCTTTTTTTTGACCTATTCTCTTTTCTTAGCTCCTTTACTCCATCTCTATTAAGATAATCTTTCTGATAAGCCTGCTGTCTTTCTTTGTTTCTAGAGTAGTACTCTTTTTTTTTCTCAAGCAATATAGCTTTATTTTTTTTATAGTATGCTCTAGCATAGGCTGACTTCTCTTCAAGACTCTTCATAGTAATTTAATTAAATGTTATTGTCAATAGTTTCAATTAGGTGTCTTAGTTGGCTACGTTCCCACGTGCCCATATCAACTCCGTTTATTAGTAAATGTCGATAATCCTTCCCCTTATCGCTAGGTCTTAATTCAATGTTATTGCTCATCTTCTTTTGGTTTTATAGGCAGATGTATTCGCCTTGATTAGTGTTATTATATATGAATGGGTGTACTTCATAGTAAGTGTCTCCGCCTATCTGTAGATACGTTCTGAAGCCTTCCTCAGCTCTGCCTGTTACATATCCGCAATGCTCTTTTGAACAGGAAGCAAAGGTTGCCATTATAAGTATCAATAGTATTTTTTTCATTTGGTTATATAGTTGATAGTTGTTAATAATGCTTTGGCTTCATATAGTGCTCTTTCAAGCATTACACACTCATCTCTGTCTATTGAGTTTTTGATGTTGTATTCAATTACTTCAATGATGTCTTTAATGTCTTCTGTCATAGTTTAAGTATTAAGGGTTGCTGTTTATTTAAAAACAATATTTTTATTTTTTGTGATTAGCAGTTGTTTTTTTCTTGTGGTGTTAAGTTATCCCAATTTCTAACAAATGTACTTACAGCATCTTGATAAGTATCGCAGTAAAAGAAATCTCCGTGTCTAGCGTCAAATGCCTTCCAAATCATATTACCTAGTTCGTCTGTAGATTTGAATACGTTTCTCTTTGTTGCTTCGTGTATTTGGTATTGCTTTGTCATAATTTTAAGTATTAAGGGTTGCTGTTATTATCTATGCAAATATACAACCCTTTTATACTTCTCACAAGTCTTTAACAAAACTTTAACATTTCATTATAATTGCATTGGCTCATTGAGTGCATACTTACCTCCAAACACTACAGCTACTCCAATCGCAGGTTTCTTAAAGTTGCGACCATAAGCCATAGCATAAGACGTATTGTCAATACCACAACCAACAGCACATCCAAAGACTTTGTAATTTGCTCCAACAACATACTCTGTGAACATCTCCGTGTGTCTGTGTCCTTGACAAGTTGACATCATATCATCCTTAGCTTTTTTGGTAGCTCTTCCTGATTCTCCGTGAATGTATTGAACTCCATCATATACAAAGCGAGTGTCATAATTCCAATTTGGTGTCTCTAATACCTCAGCCATTCCCTTTATCCATTTCTTTGGAACTCCGGAAGCAAATGCTTTGCGTGTTACAATCCTATCGTGGTTTCCAATACACACATCTGCAACAGGAAATGCTTTATACCACTTTGATAATTTATAGATAGCAGCTTCCAACTCATCTCCTCCACCCAGACCATCAGGGTCAGGGTCGTGAAATGAACTATAATGATTGTCAATTACATCTCCTATGAAGATGACTTTGTTGCAATTATGTTTTGCATATACTTCCTGTGCGTGTTCTAGATATCCATCTAAGCAGAATGGCTCGTGTAAATCTCCTATCACTAGGATTCTCTCTTCATCTTTGATGAGGTGGTTGTAGGCTGTTTTGATATTGCCTTTTAATCTTGGTCTGAAATCACTTCTTTTTTTAGTCATAATATTTGGTTTTTAGTTATTAATTATTCGTTTTTAAATTTATTTTTATATCTAGTTATTGTTTTTCCACTTACTCTCAAAGCCTCTGCAATGTCTTTGTTTTTCATATTAGGATTTGACTTGATTAATGCTTTAAAGTTAGTATAAGGGTCTGTTCCTTTTTTTACTATTGATTTGGCTATTGACCTTTTTTGGCTCTCTGATAGTATTTTCTTTTTCATTGACACAAAGTAATTAAAAAGTTTTTCAGCCTTCAAAACACTATCCAAAGAAATCACATCCCTGCTTATTGCATCATCACTTAATGAGTTCAATGTGTTAATCAAAAGAGCAAACCTTGAGAGATACCCTTTTTGTTTTGGGAACATTGATTTTATTT